TCCTTAATATAGTCATTAATAGTAAAATTATATGAAAATTTATCTGCTAGTGATCTAGCACTAAGACTATTATTAGGAATATCCAATATTTCTGACATATGATCGTACATATAATTTATAGTGAATTCTCGTGCTACTTCATTTCGTCTTGCCTGCCACTCTGGCGTGTCAGCACGAATACGTCCTAGTTTGGCATCTTTCTGTATAGCCTGCTGTAGATCAAGAACGTAACCTGGAGGCATTGTAAGAGTTCCAAGATCATCGGACACATATTCGACTTCTGGAGGTTTATCTTTAAAATCAAATACTGATGCACTATAATGATATTTCAGTTTTGTTGTTTCATTTGTTTGATTATTTATTCTATTAATATGAAAAACTATATCAAGACGATCTTTTACTTTTATACCAATTCTTACATTTCTTGTGGGTGCGTCCGGATCAGTAAGATTATTAAAACTAAATTTCATAGTGGTATAATGCTCGTCTCCTGGATGACCATTAGGATCACCAGAATCAGTTCCAATCATAAAAGGTCCAAAAGTATCAAAAAATAATTGTAATTTACATAAGTCAAAAAAATCAATATTGATACTAGCGTTAGTTTTTTTATTAATAGCAACCAGCTTTAAATCTGTTAAGTATGTCAATGCACTAAAATCAAAAGTATCTATTTTCCCAGATGATGTTGTAAAGACTATTTTAGTAATAGATTTTTCTGTAAACAATTTATATAATACATTATTTAATGGTCCATTGTATTGTAATAATGAAGTGCCAAACACAATAGGATTATAATTTTTGGCGAATCTTGGAAGCGGTTTCCATAGATCTAAATTACAATCATCATCATTGATTTGTAGTCTTTGAGTTTCTGATGTTCCTTTTGGTGCTTCGTGCCAAAATTTTACAGTATCATACCTATACTTATCATGTCTTGGTTCATCATCTCCATTCCAGTCTGATCCGTCATTAAGAATGATATTTTTAAGTCTTTTAAAATCATCCAACTCATTAGTTGTAAAATTTGGCATTAATAGTATCTCCTAATAGGATAGTTAGGAGCAAAAGTAATTGGTTCATTATTTGCTATTCCAAAAGATGGATCACTATGAATAATATATGATCTCAGATCATTCATATCCAATACGGTATAATCGTTTTGAATACTGGTATTAATACTTTTATGTAATTTTATTTGAATATTATTTTCTAGAATTGGTAAAGGATGATCCATAGGATCATTATATATATTATATCTAATAATATTAGAATCTATTGTAAATGAATAGATAGTATGTATGCTCATAATTAAATAGTCTTTTTTACTTAATTTAATATTTATATACTACACCGTTTTAAATAGATTATTCCAATTGTCATACGCTACACACTGAATATTATTCTTACAGCTATCAGATCGTTGTGTTTTAGAACCAAAACTAGAGCTAGCTGATACTAATTTAGTATTGGAGCAATAAACTTTGAATTTATTAAGATTGGCCGATATACTACTATCAATCTGTTTGTTTAATGGAAAAACTGATAATAATTTTTGAGCACCAGACGGTGTGACTATGTATCCGTATGTTCCTGTAATCAATCCTGACGGTTTAGCAATAACATCATCTATTGTGACTTTTCTAAATCCTGGAATTTCATTATATCCAATATAGAAAATATCATAAGATAAATTTGGTAATATGGTATATAGCTTATTAAAAATATTATTAAAATTTTTATGAGGTATAATATCATCTTCAAAAATTAAATATGGATTTTTAGCTTGTGAACATTCTTCCCAAATTTTTTTATGAGAAAGTGCGCATCCTAAAGATCCGTATGTTAATGATACGCCATAGATTTTTTGTTTTTGAGATGTTATAGATTTACGACCATCATTAGTAATAATGCTATCATCAATAGTATTTATATCGATAGTTTTTCCATCCACCCCAACAAATCTTTCACACTTATCCTTAAAAATAGTTTTATTTATTTGCTGTATAAAAAAAACATTTTTTTTAGTATCACAATCCAAATTTACATAATAGATTTTATCAAAATATAACATACTATTTAACCAAATTATATACGTAGATTTTATCTGTTAATTGTTCTTTTACGAATTCTTCTTTGCCCCAATTGTCCCAATCTATTATAATTTTATTACCAGTTATTTTAAAACTACCATGATCATCATTATTAATATTATATAATCGATTATTTCTTTTATTTAAATATATATATGATTGCCATTTGTGACTGCGAAATTGAGCAATGCAGCAGTGTTCATTTTGAATTGTAGTAACATCTTGATCTAATAAAAAAGCAGAAGATGTATTTTTATTATGTATATTATATGTAAAAGGCTCGAAATCTTCTATAATTTTACTTTTTAAGTTATGCTGTCTCCAATATGTTCTCCATGAACCGTCTTCAAAATGATGAATTTTTTTAGCTTGTGCCAGTGTTATATTTAAAATAATATCGCAGGCTTTTCTATTAAAAATATATGTTGGTGGCATTCCAAATTTGATAGAACTTTCGGTGTCAGGCCCCCACACCCCAATAGACCGAATAGAGTCTTTAATTTTATTATTATTAATATGATGTTTTGGTATATAAGATAATATATCGCAATCTGATGAGCTATAGTATTCTATAGATTTTTTAATATAGTCTTTATGATATATATCATCATCATCAATTTTAATGAATAAATCATAATCTAAACTATTATATGATTTTATAGCATTCAAATAATTAGTATGTTGATCTTTATTACTATTATAGATAATTTTTAATCGTTGATCAGATAAGAAATCTTGTAATAGATTATTATATAATAATTTTTCTTGATTAGAATTAATATTAATATTTAATCCATAATGAATATCAATATATGATTGATGCAATATAGTATTTATGGCATTATATATATAATAAGGTCTATTATAGGATGTAGTAAAGCATAGGATTTTCATAGATTAATAATAATTTTATTAGACCACCCACTATTAGATAATGGAATTATCACACAGCGAAATGGACGTTCTTCTGTATAAACAGTGGATTTAATTTTATTAGTAAATTTTTTCAAGTATTTTTCTTCTTTAAGATCTTTACGATATAGTAATTTTCCATCTTTTGTTTCAAAACCAAAAAAGAACATACTATAATTTTTATTATCTGGTATCTGATTTAATGGCCACTCAATATCAAACTCATATTTGTCTAACATACCAGATGTCCATTCTTGGTGTGTCATAATGTGTGGCTCTAAATATTCTTCTCTAGGATCGTAGGCGGATTTATGAACTCTTTGGTTTTTAAAATCCAAACCCACATACAATTCATAATCATGTAAGGATCTCACATTTCCAAAACCATATTGTTTAAAATCAATATCATTATGATCAATACCAAATAATTTACGCTGTCTTTTTTTAGATGATGCGTTTCTATGCTCTCCCTCCTCTACAAATCCATTTTTTTTAACATGATCAATCCAATGTTTGGGGCTTTTTTCTCTTAAATATTCATGCCAAATAACAGTATAAGACGGATGAAAAAAATCGTATCCATGAGTATACGCTCTGGCACTTAAAGATAATTCTTCGCCCCTAAAATAAAAATTAGGATCGTACATACACTCATTAACAAAATTACCGTGCGTAAATATAAAATGGCCAGATAGTAATCTAGCTTTAATTAGTTTTCTTTCTTTATTAACTGCTATATGATTTTTTATATATATAGGGCGAGAAATAATATCTCCATCAGTTCCAAACGATTCAAATGTGCTTATCCTATAAGGTTCATTTTTTAATGGAATATTTTTTTCTGGCCAGAATGTTGTACCATATGTTCCAATAATAGGCTTACTGGAACTATTTAATGCTTCATTATACAGGGCGAAAAGGTGTTCGTCCCAATCGTTGATGAATCTATGATGACTATCTAGTTGAAGATAAAAATCTTGATTATCGTATAAATGTTTCTGTATAGAATGTCTTGCCCAACAAGCACCCTTACTTTCTCTCCAATCATATTCTTCTATCTTAATATTAGATAATTTATTAATATCTGATATATCTTCTGATTCGTCTCTTTGCCAATTAATACCAAAAAATAAATTATTTGGATATTTAGCTTTACTAATACAGTCTAAAACTGTGGGAACTAATTGTTTATCTCTATATGATGCTATGCTAATAAAAATATTTTTAAAAGTCATGGTATTAATTTAAGAGCTAGAATATTATTACAACTAAATCCATACATATTAGATTTAAGAATCTGTTTAATATGTTGTTGGGTCCAGACATTTCCATTAATAATAGTATTTATTGATGTTTTATTATGCAAGTATCCGCATGCTACTATATTATCATCTAAGGAATCTAGAAAAAAACCAGAGGATGGATATACTATGTTAATGCCTGACGATAATAATATTTCACAAGCCTTAGCTAAAATTTGATGATCAAATTTCCTGTATTCTAATATATATCTAATTTCTCTATTTTCACATATGTCTAAGTTTTTTTTTATATCTTCTCTGATTTTATCGTATTTTCTATTTACTAAATAATAAAAAGGTAATGTTATAGCAATATAGTCTATATTATATTTTATAGCGTCTTGAATCATAGAATGCCTATGATAACTTTCACAATTAGCTACAGGATAATCTATAAATGCTCCGACCGTTAGATTTGGAAAATTTTTTTTTATTAATTTAGCACAGTGATGGGTGGCTATAATTTTTCTAATAGAAGTATTATTAATTAAATCTTCTAGATTTTTTTTTATATCTATATCTTTCTCATCAATAGTATTGATATAATATTCTATATTCATTTATTTAATTTTCTTTTGATAGCTTCTATCGATCCGTATTGGTTTTGACCATATATACCATCAGCGAATCCGTTGTGTACAGCCTCTGAAGCGTTTAGAATCCAATCTGATTTTTGAGATAATTGTGATGATATATACTTTTTTACACTAGATTTTTTCCATTCTCTCTCTTTTGCTAATGGAGACTCCAAACATTTATCAGTAAAAATATCTAACATTTTTTTGGCTTCTTTTTCATTCCATTGAATATTACTAATGGCCGCTTTGTGTTCTCCGTCTAGTGAGAAAAAACCATAATGAATTAATAGATAACTATTTGGCATTAAAATTCTTAATTTAGCAGCTTGGAATATTACGCCGCTAGATGACTCTGCTTTAGCATATGCTAAAATACCAATAGGGGCTTTGGATTGGATGATGGTGTCATATATACCCAAACAATCTGTCCAATCTCCACCCGGTAAATGCATGTGTACAATAATAGGATCAGAAGATATAATATTAAGATATCTTATATTTTTTTCAAAATTAATGGCTACCCTATAATCAACACCGCCCTCCTCTTCTCCACTATCTATAAAAGAATGAAGATAAACTTCTCTATTATCAACATCTAATCCATATTCATGGATATAATTTAATCTATTTTCTTGTCCGTTAATCATTGGTTATATTAAAAATTGATGTTATTATTGTATTAATATTATTCATAACTTCTCTATCTATAAATGCTTTACCAAAACCAACCCTAAAGCGATATCTAGTAAAAATATCCAATGTTTCTACACCATCAACTTCCTGAATTATAGTAGCTATTCTATTAGACAGATTAAAGTTAGTATGGCCTATCCAAAAATTAAAAATTTTCGAACAATCAGTATATTCATTATATGGAATCATTCCCATATTTGTTAATAATACTTTGTGATATTTTACTGAATCGTCTACAGTCTCCTTTTCTATGTCTTCAAAATAGTTTGTATCATCGGTATCATCTTTACCAAATGGATCAGACCATTTTTCCCATATAATTTTAGGACTATCTAACATTTTGTTTGAATGTTAATAAAGGATCTATCATTGGTTTATGTTTATCATTTAAATAGTTTGTTGCCCAAGAACTTAATATATAATCAACAATATGTTTATTATTGCTATTTTTGATTGACTTTAATTTATCTATTATATCAGCACTAATCGGACTATTATACATCAACAAATGAAGAAATGAACCTATATGATTCGCGTCTATTTCAGACACATTCTGTTTTGGTAGACATATATTATAGTCCCCATTACTATAGTATTCAATTGAAAATATTGACTTATTACGCTTTTTAAAGAACATATTATTATATGAGTCTTTGAATTTTTTCAATAGATTTTTTAATATTTTGTCTGACTGCTTCTCTAGTAATATTAAATTTTTTACCAATTTGTGCAAAAGTCTGATTTTCAAGATAATATAATCTTAAACATTCTCTTTGACGATCAGATAAAATATTGTTATTATCTGATAATATTTGATCAATCATATGTTTATTTTCAGAACCACTTTCCTTGTCTAACAAAATATCTAATGGGGATTTGCTAGAGTCTGGTATAATGTCTAATAATGATAAATTTTCATCATTAAATTTAGTATCAATATCGACAGAATGACCTTTATTTTTTTTATACTTCTTTCTTGTCATATAGCTTTTTATGGCCCAAATGGCACATTGATTTCTATAAGAGTATTTATTCTTTTGTTGTCCACTTTCTCCTTTACGTTCTTTATCCCATCTCCAATCGGCCATCATGATACAATTAGCTACATTAGCTATAGCGTCTTCACTTTTTAGCATTTCCTTGCCTAAACTTGGAGAAAAGTTTTTAGCAAATTTAGATATAGTTTTTTTAGCTAAATCTAGATATACAGATAATGACTCAAATTCAATTGTAGAATGGTCTTGATATTTAATTTTTTGATTACCAACAGATACAATATCTATCATGTTTTTCCTTTTTAAAAGTCCTAGTAAATATATTCTTAACTAATTTTAGTTATTTAGTTAATTTTTTCCATTGCTTTGGATCTGGTCGATCCGGGTCTCCGGGCTTTGCTGGTCTATATTTTTTTCCTTCTCTTTCTTTCTTTTTTCGTATATTTTCCCATAGTCCAGGCTTATCCTCTGACATTGTTTCTTCAACAGGTGCCGTAACTATACTATCGTCCTTTGAGGGCTGAAAAGTATAGTGCGGAAGATTTTTTATTTTAACTTTTTTTTTATGTTCTGCTGCTTCTGTGTCAGTTTCTGTGCGTCCAAACATAACAAAATTATGAATTGTTAACATATAATCTTCAGTAATAGCAATTTTACCCTGTAGCCAGCTTTCTGTCAAGGCTTCTCTTACGGACGGATTATCTAATGCTTGTAATATAACATTAGCGTGTGTCATTATTGACTTTATGGATCCAATGCTCATTTGATAAAAATCATTTTTATATTCCATCATTTCCATTTCTGGACTTTCAACTTCCATTTCTTCAATTTTGGTAAAATCTCCATCTTCTGATTTGGTTTTGAGATTTTCATTTACTGAATTTAATATATCTTTAAAACGTTCGCTCATTTTAATATCCATTCTTTATAATTAAGATAAAATTGCTTTAAGTGTTCTTCATCTCTTATCATTCCTTCAATTATATTACACTGTACGCATAAAATTCCTCTAATCTTACCTGTATCATGATTATGGTCAATTACTGCGGCATTGCCCCTATTTTTTGAATGATGACGAACCTCAATACCACAGATGCTACAATGTGATATAAGTCTTAATTCTTTTAGTTCTTTATGATCAATGTTATATTTCGTTGTAAATTTATAACAAGTAGTACATAATCCTGAATTAAAATAAATGTGTCTAGTTTGATAACATGACTCACATTGACCAATATTTCCCTTGCTCATTCTGCATAATTTACAAAACTTATGTTTTTTGGATTTAAAACCAACGCCACATTCACACGTTTGAGATTTTATTTTACATTGATCGCAAAATTTTCTAAAATTTTCTGATACTTGATTTAATTTACATTTTCGGCATTTTCTCATTATTATCACCAACTCTTACATGCCCAATACCGACTTTTCCAACGAGGACCAGGATTATCACAATTATGTCTTGCTCTGAAACTTCTACGGCGCTCAGGAATATTTTTCTTAATTGTCATGTTAGGATCACCAAATCTAACTATAACAACATTACCACTTTCATTTTTTACATATACCGCAAATTTCTTAGGACCATCTGGTGTTCTAAATGGCTTATTAAGAGTTACTTTGCGTCCTTGATATTCTGAAGCAATAACTTTACCGTCTTCATCATAAATTTCGTTAACTTCAACTTCATATACAAATTCATTCCATTCATCATCCCAAGTATAATTTTGTGCAAATAATTCGTCATGTACCTCTTCTAATAAATTTCCTTTTGTACGGGTTTGTCCGAGACAAATAGCTACTCTTTGTTTATTATCTGGATATTCTTTTTTCATAGTCTCATTACCCATGCAACGAGACACATAAGCATTTTTATCTTCGTTTTGTTTTCTTTTTGGAATAGGCATATATTATCTCCTTGTAATTAGATACACCAATCAATTGATCATATTAGAATATATGATATTGGCTGTATTATGCCAGGATAAATTATTGGCTGTTTTTAATCCATAAGAATTATCTCTTATATTATTTTTATAAACATATCTCATATGTTCGATAAATTGATCGATTTCTTTTTCTTCTATGGATGCCCAATTTCCACTACCATTAAACCATATACCGTCGTTTGCTGGTACGGTAGTATCTATATCAACTAAATAAGCATTGTCTTTATTGCAAAACTGTGTGTGTGCAGAATAGTTTGTGATGATAATTGGTTTATCCATAGCCATCATTTCTATTGCTTCATTATTCCATCCTTCTGCCCTTGATGGAAAAATACCACAATCAGCATAGCTCATAATTTGTGCCAATGATATTTGATCAGGAATGCGTGGAAAAAATCTTATTTTAGATGATAGTTTAGAGTTATTATATAAATTTATCCATTGTTTAATTTGGTCTTGATTTAAAAATGGATTATGATTGATCATCCATAGTTCCACATCGTCATTTTCATTAAATGCATTATTAAATAAATCCACTAAAATATCATGACCTTTTCTAATTTCAAACTTACCAATATTGATAAATATGTATGTATTTTTATTTTTTTTATCTTCCGGTTTTTGAGCATTAAAAATGCTAGTATCAACTCCCATAGGACACACGATAATGTCTTTTTTTATTCCGTTATTTTGTAAAACATTTTTTGCCCATTCAGAAGGCATAAATATAATATCAGCAATATTATAGCTTTGCTGTTCGATCTCTGTTAATTTATCTATTTCAAAGAAAGATAATACTCCGTATTTACCATCTCCATGAGTTTTAGTAAAGAAATCATTAGCATGCCATAATTTAAAAGAGGGTGCTGATTTATCAAAATGGCTTCTAGATCCTATGCCATTTTTTATGCATTCTATATCCCATCCCTTTTCAGCATTAATATTACCTATTGGAAAAAGCAAACTATTATTATTTAAATAATAAATTTGACGCCATATATTATATCCGGTAATCCCATAGCCTGTATAACTATCTACTGGTGAAATTATATTCATTTTTCATAAACCTTATTATGTGTATTATTGACTTGTATAAATGTTGTTTTCTTGCCGAAATCTTTAATTTTATCAGCACCTATATATGTACAAGCGCTTCTAAGGCCACCATAGATATCATATAGTATTTCTTCTGCTGGTCCTTTATATGGAACAGTAACGCACTTACCTTCTGCTGTTCGATAATTAGCTACTCCATTATGATGTTTATCCATAGCGTTTTTACTACTCATGCCATAATACTTTAAAGATATTTTTTTGTTAGGAGTAGAATATCCTGGATTTAGTGTTTGCCAAAATCCCGGAGCAGAGGATCCTGCCTCAACATAATACTCATACTCCCACTCTCCTTCGCATTCTTCAGTTCCTGCAAATACGCTTCCTAGCATTACAAAATCACTATTACCACCAAAAGCCTTACAAATATCTCCAACTACTTTGCAGCCACCATCAGAACATATGTGTCCACCAAGACCATGAGCAGCGTCAGCACACTCCATCACAGCACTCAACTGTGGATATCCAACGCCAGTTTTTAAACGGGTAGTACAAACACTGCCTGACCCTATACCAACTTTGACTATATCAACTTTGCCATGAAGTATAAGTTCTTCGACCATTTCAGGAGTAACCACATTACCAGCCATAATTATAACTTCTGGAAAAGTTTTGCGTAGGTGTGCTGCTGTTTTAACAAATTGTTCTGTATATCCATTAGCAACATCAAGACATATATTAGGCAGTAACATATGATGTTTGTGCAACTTATCGAAAACATTATTAATTTTTTCTAAATCTTTTTGTGATGTTCCTGTTGAATAAAAAACATAATCTTTTAGATCAGGGTATTGTCTATAAAAATCTACTAATGATTCTATAGAATAGTGTTTATGTAAACATACTATACTTTTATGTTTACTAACAACTTTTGCCATATCAAAAGTACCAACAGTATCCATGTTTGCAACCATTATCGGTATGCAATTTAGGTGTCTAGGAGAATGAACGAAATGAAAATCTCTTAATAAAGAGACTTGTTTTCTACTTGTTAGAAAAGATCTCTTGGGCCTAATAAGAACATCATCAAAATCTAGTTTAGTTTCATTAATTATTTTTTGCATTGAAGAAGTACCATCTTTTGTGCGTGTCTATATTTTCTGAAGTGTGTATATGTTCTAAATAGTTTTTAATCTCATCCCAGTTGGAAAAAATCATTTGGTGAGGAATTGTTCCAAACAGCCAATCTGGAGTTTTATTTTTACCTTGAACCATATGTACTATAATAGGCTTTTTCTGGCGGTTTGCCCAAAAAATTTCTTCATAGGTTCCACAAGGATGAATATCTAGATCCAAATTGACTATAAGAAAATCACTAATATCTACGAGACGTAAATCTACAGCACGAATAGTTTTCATCATTGCACTTAGCTCATCATATCTATTCATCTGTTTGAGCTTTGTTTTTATTTGGTGAGTATCATGATCTTCTAATCCAATATCTGTTGGTTTACTAATTGGATTAAATACTACTATACCTAAATCTTGTAGGAACGGAGTGATATTATCCCTCCATCCTGTTCCACGATCTGCTACTCTGTCCATGGCTCCAGCAAGATAAACTCTTTGATTATTTAGTCTCTTCATTAAAACTCCGCAGTGTCATTCTATACTCGTTCAAATATTTAATATACAAATTTGGATAGTTTGGTAATGGAATATCTCCCTTTTTCCATCTCGTACTATCCTGTTTTGTAGCAACAGCAAATTGACATCTTTTAAATCTCGAAATGGATGATAAGATATTATAATATTTAAATGATAATAATAATACTGTTTCTGGATTAGGGTTATGTTTTTTTGATATCTCTTGAAATCCAATATCAGAATCCATATATTCTACCACACCAAGCATTTGGTGAAAAATTTTAGATGGGAAAATATGATGTCTGTCTGTGATCCCCCCATAATCCTCTCCTTCTGGTATCCATATTTTATCATTAGGTAGAACTGGATGTTTATATTGATAAAAATGATCCGATCTTGTTAGGATAATTCTATCATATTCATTTATAATATTATAGCAATTCTGTTTAAGAAAATGTCTAAATGCAAATATAATAGCTCCAGATCCGTTATATTTGTTTAATCCTCCAGCTAAACCATGACGCTGTCCACAAAGAAATGATTTTTTCCAAAAATTATGAAAAAACTGCTCATAGTAATCTGTCCAATCATCATATTCATCTATTTCAAATATATATTTTGCTATCTTGTATAGACTAGATGATGCGTTAATAGTTTTACCAAAGCATAACAATAAATCTGCATTATAAGGATCTATAAGATTATTATACAGTGTATTCCATGCGGTTTCACCACCACGAGCATTACCTATTAAAATTATTAATGTTTTTTCCATATCAATTATGATTTATTATATGCGGTTCTAGCAGATATTTTTTTTGTTCAAATAATACTGGCGACACCCACCAATAATCCCATGAACGAACCTTATCTTTTGGTACCCAGTTAACATAAGACGGATCATTACTTTTATCAAATGGATTTTTAATCTTAATATATCCATTAGAAATTAAAATTTTATTATTGTGTAAATTTTCTGCACTAATTAATAGAATTTGTCTTTTATTAAAATCAATACCTTCAATCACTGATTCTTCAACTCCTTCAACATCAAGTGATAAATAATCTATTATATATGGCGCATCAATTTCATCTAATAATGAATTTAATGTTTTTTGAGATAATTTTTTAATTATTTTATTTTTCACCGCATTATCATAAAGTACAATAATATCTTTTCTACCCATAGAATCTTCTGTTGATAATTTATTGAAGGATTCTTGAGTACAAGATAATTCATGATAATCTTGATTAGTAAATTCAATAAAATCAACACTATCACAATTAGAATTGCCCAAAACACAATTAATATTTTTTGAGTTAGGTCTATTTTTATTTAAAAAATTAAACTTACTTGTTGGTTCAACAAGCACCCCTGTCCAACCTAATATATTTTCTAAAAAATAAGTATTAGAACTATTTTTTCCGTCACAAGCACCAGCTTCTATATAATATCCTTTATGGGTATTACCAAATATATAATGTACAAACTGATCGTTATGTGTTATATTGGAGGTATAATTCAATACTTTTTGTGATTTTGTTATAAATAAATCTTTAGATACAATAAAAGAAGTAATATCATTAGATTCATTAGGATTTTGTTTAATTAATTTTTTATTATTAATAACATATAACTTTTTATCAGAATTAAACCAAACAAACGCTATTGGTGTTTTATAATCAAACTGAATAGCTCTTTGTGTATTAGTATGACAATTTATCCAATAGTCATTAATAGCTAAATATATATCTTCTATACAATCATATGATCCAATAAAATAGCAATCATTATTATTAAATGGCCTAAAAGTATTTATACTCGGTATATCTTTAGATAAGATATTAGTATTAGTTTTAATCAAGCAGTCTTTTACATCTAATGTATCAAAAGTATTTTTATAATATAAATTATATTTTTTAATCCATTTTTCTACATAATTTGTTACTAGAACATTGGAATTTTTAACTGCTGGATATAATCCACCCCAAGAAAGAGAATTTTTACTATCATAATGTCCACTAAAGGTGGCATGTTCATAACACCAATCGTTAAAGTGATATACTTTGTTTCTATCCATAAATATCTGTATAGTAACAGCTTGACTAATTAGATCATTCCATCTACGAGTATATTGATATCCGCTATTATCATAATTTTGAAGAAATTTTTGTACATCATCTCTCATCCAAAAACTTAATTTACTAATCAAGAAATTATTATAATAACCTATCTATTTAAAAATGTTGGCGTAATATTATTATTATCACAATAATTTTTACAAAATTCTATTAATCCACGAGATACAGATATGTGATCGTTACAATACGAGCGAAATCCATATTCATATCCATTGTCATACATGAATTTAAATAAATCATATTCTATTCTAGAATGTAATAATGAATCATCGTCCATCCTCATGTACCATTCATATCCCAAATTAATTAAATATTTATAAATTAGTATACCATACCATCTCATCATATTACGATACCCAACAGAAAATTTCGGGTCTGCCCACAATTTAGGATCCGGATTATTTTTGAGCTCATCACATTGTGGAGGACACCATAGTTCATCTGGAATTAATTGAAATTTAATTTCTTTTCTGTCTTTAGTTATCTCCCTAATATCTGATTCTGTAAATGGATATTTTTTATCATAAAAAATAATAATATCATGTTTAAATTCATTGTTATAATTTAGATATAAAGTATCTAAACTTTTTTCTAACATACTTCTTGAGTCTCTACCATAAGATTCATCTCTTTTGGTATTCATGGCTAAATATACAATTACCGTTTTATCTTTATTATACATGATTACCTTTGATATTATTTAGTTGATTATTTATCCATTCATATGTTTGTTTAAGTCCATTAATCAATGGTAATGATGGTTGCCATGATAATTTTTCTGCAATTAATTTATTATCAGAATTTCTACCATTAACACCAACAGGGCCACTAATATTAGATATACCAATATTTTTACCAGAAATATCTATTATCATTTTAGCAAATCCATTGATACTCACCATTTCTTCTGATCCAATATTTACTGGTCCTATAAAATCTGATCTCATTAATCTAATAGATGCTTCAACGCACTCGTCTATAAACAAAAATGATCTAGTTTGTTGTCCATTTCCCCAAACTTCTATAGATGTATTATTAGGTGCCAATATAACTTTTCTACATAATGCAGCAGGGGCCTTTTCTCTTCCTCCGTCATATGTCCCTTCTGGACCAAAAATATTATGATATCTAGCAATCCTTACATTCAAATTATAGTTTCTCATAAAGGATAAATATAATCTTTCACTAAATAATTTTTCCCATCCGTATTCACTGTCTGGTGCTGCTGGATACGCTGAATCTTCTGAGCATTTTGGATTATTAGGATCTTCTTGATTATATGCTGGATAAATACACGCACTACTACTATAGAAAAGTCTTTTTACAGATTTAAGCACAGCTTCCTTGGCAACATTAATATTAATTAAAGCGGAGTTATGCATAACATCGGCATCATGTGTGCCAGTAAAAATATATCCAGCACCACCCATATCTGCTGCTAATTGATAAACTTCATCGAAACTATTTGAATAGTCATCTTGACTAGTTTGTTTTGGAGCAAACATAGCTCTTGAAACTAGTGATTGGTCTCTTAGATCTCCAATTATAAAATCATCAGCTTTTGTTTCGGAAAAATCTGGATATTTTAAATCAACTGATCTTACCCAAAATCCTTCTGATTTAAGCCTTTTGACTAAATGAGAACCTATAAATCCCCCGCCTCCACAAACTAATGCTGTTTTCATATAACCTCAACTATATGTTTATATCGTGTATGATATTTAAAATCATGAAATCCAAAAGAATTATTAATATTTATATCGCCAACTTCAGTAGAAAATGTATAGCCTATTTTAGAATTAGCATATTTACATCCCAATGATTCAAACTTTTGTCTCAATACTATACACAATTCAACATCTTCATTATGTTGTATATTATGCTTTTCGCATATTGTTTTTTGACAGCTTAAAAATTGCTTACTTTTTAAGCAAAATCCACCATTGCCAACCATATGATTGAACCAGGGCCAAGGAGCACCAATATAATCATATTCCAAAAATTCATCTCTCCAAGCATCAGGATTTACTATAAAACCATCCCAATTAATACACAAGAAATGACCGCTAAACTTTGGATCAACATTGGATAATATTATTTCTGGACTTTCATAAACAATAAATTTTTGATATTCTTTTATAGATGGTATATTTTTTATTAAAATATGTCTAATATTTGATTCGGTAATTATACTATCTGTTAGATATATAGTGTCATAAAATTTTACTAACTTCTGACAATAATTGATTGCCTTGATGGTTTCTGGTACTTTTGTTGATCCAAAAGCCACTAGTATAACTTGGTTAGATAAATCTAACATATTATTTACCTAACCAATAATTTATCATACTTTTATTTGGTATTCGATGAGTACAATTCTTTAATTCTATTATAGATTTAGTATATCCTACAGTTAAGCCAATAAATAAAAAACAAATTAATAGAAAATACATAAGTATTATTTTTTGATATAAACATATACTGGAATATTATTCCATATATCTTTAATCAATTCTGAGATAAATTGCCAATCTCCACCAGCTAATCCGCTACCAAATTTTGGGCAATGTATTTCGGTTTCTGTAGTAATATCACGAGATTTCAGATCTATAGTTTTACTTTTAATATCGTTCATACAATTAGCTAGTGCAAAATAGTTAAGTGGTCTCGAATTAGATTTACTAATGAGTCCATTTTGTGCTATCATATTTGCAATAAAAATTTTATTACCGGTATTTTTATTAATATACGCTTCAACAAATTGAGTATACCCTAATTTGGCTTTGTTGCCAAGCATATGAAAATTTTCTTTAACTGATGGAAACATATTGCTGATATAGCCAGCAAATCCAGCACCAAAACCATTTACATTATTGCATACATGCGGTATAATAATATTATGTGTAGAGGTTCTATCTTTAGCAAGATCAATTATGTCTTTATTTTTAATTAAAACGTAACATTTGTCTTTGTGTTGTGTACTATACATTTTCTTTAGTCCATTTATTTAGTGGGCATTCCTGATCAGCCCATGCTAGTTTATTCATGAAAATTTTTTTATTATTAACATTACATCCACACTGTAAACATTCTTGATGTTTAGTATCATAACTATCACAGGATAAGCATATATTGTATCTGTAATCAATTTGTTGCTGATTACACTTTGGAAGTCCAGATGCAATATGAAAAATCAATGATTTAATAAATACTATTATTTTAGTTAACATATTATTTATCTGTCTCCCACTCTTTCCATGAGTCATCATCTTCAATAATTTGTTTTTTGCGTTGTTTAAATTGTTTGTTTGCTGCTTTATTATTAGATGTTTCATCATCTAAAAAATGTTTTTGAGTTTTTTTGTGAGAAAATTTTTGTTTTCTATTGAATTTTTCTTGAAATTGATCGTCATTCATGTACATATTCATAGCCTCATTAGTCATTATATATGGCCGTATTTGGTGTGTCAAGCACTGAAATAAAAAAATATTTTCTTGACTACGACGAATACTACAACTATAGTATTATTCAGACGGTTGATATTATATATTAGGTAATCTCAATATTCCGTATCCTTGATACTCTTTTGTTCTAAATTTCTTGTTTTTTAATTGACTTGCACACTGTGAAAATATACTGATATAATCAGCTGTATTATTTAGTTTCAAAGATTTAGTTTGTCTACTATAAGATAAAAGCAGACTTGCACAACCAACAGCAAATGGATTAGCCATACTAGTACCACTCATTGCTGCGTAGGAATTATTCGGAACACAACTGACTATATCTTGTCCTGGAGATAAGAAATCCAGTTCATTACCCTTACATGTAAAGCTAGATCTGTTTAAATTTCTATCAATAGATCCAATAGCTATTGTTTCATCGTATTTTGCCGGATACATAATTGGACTAGTTTCTCCGCTGTTTCCAGCAGCACAAAAAATTACGCATCCTTTTTTTATAGCGTATTTAATTGCATTATATATATCTTTAGAGTTACTTGGTGATCCTAATGACATTGTAATAAAATCACACTTATTATCAGCAGCAAAAACTATTCCTTTTGCTATATTAATATTGTTGCCATTACCAGAACCGTCTAGAGCCTTAATTGGTAATACTTTGGATTTTGGAGCGATACCAACCATTCCATAACCATTATTTTCTCCACAGATTGATCCCGTAACATGAGTACCATGACCATGATCATCATAGGGATCTTGTTTTTTATTTAGTAGATTAATTCCTTGTAGAATATTATTTTTCAGATCAGGGTGATTATAGTCACACCCGGTATCAATAACTGCTATCTTTGTATTTTCTCCTTGACTTTTCTTCCAAAATGATTGTATATTAAATAATATAATTTCCCAGCCTAATATCTGACTACTTTGTGGAGATAATCCATAAATATTTTCTCTATAATGCGGTAATAGAGAGCAATCATTCTTTAACATATCTATTTTCTCTTATCCATGATACAAATTTTGATACTCTAGTATGACAACCCTCATCCATATATGACGAGTCTGGTTTTTTGTCCACTGCCATGACACAGGAGTTGATTCCTGCCAGTTTGCCGTCAATAAATAAACCTCCACCGCTGTCACCACTAGAAATTAAAAATTCAAGTGCTGTGTGATTTTTGGAGCCTCTGCGTGTTGGTGAACATACTAACAAATCCTTTTCAAATGCGTCTACTTTATTTGATCCAGCTCTTCTATTATTATCTGATTTTTTAGCTCCTGTAAGAAATGTTCCATGTATTCCAAAACCAGATATACAACATACTTTATTTAACTCATCTGTATTTTCATATAATTCAGGATAAAAATCTATATTAAATGAGGTATCAGAGTGTCCTATAGCAATATCAGAATTTCCAATTTCGCTATTGAAATCTTTATGTATAATAATTTTTTTCACAATAATAGTTTTATCTTTATCTAATTTAATAAGAGCTAATTTATGATCTTTAACTACATGGGCTGCGGTTAAAAAATTATGATTATCTATTAATACCGCAGACGCACAGAACTGAGTATCGTCATTATATACTCCACATAGTCGTGTAACGTATTTAAATTTTGATCCATATTCTATATATTTAGAATCTTCCACACTTGGATCTGTCGTTCCACCAAAACAAGATAATGATGTAAAAAATAAAATCAAAAAGAGGAATTTTTTCATAGTATCCTCCAGTGTTATATGATCTTATTTTAATACACCAAATTATAATATTTGTGATGCTATTAAGCATCCTTTAGAAACCGCATGTAATGGATCTGATGCGTGTTTAATTTGTTTAATTTCTAGAGGAAAATTATTTTCTACTAGTTTTTCTGAAAATTTTTCTATATAACCGCTGGCCTGCGATGTTCCTCCAGCAATTACTATTGTTAGTGGATTTTTAAATTTAGGTAAAGATTTATGGCCAATTAATGCTACACTCAATTGTTTAGTTGTATAGTCAATTAATCTTTCATAATAGGCTGACACCGCCCCCAAAATAGGATTATCATTTGATTCTCCTATTCTAAAACCTCCATTCTCCTTCTCTGCCTGCACAACGCTATCAGTCTCTCCTGTTGCTACAGCACTCATACGATCTACCCAATCTCCAGACTTTGTTGTGCTAAATACTACTGTTGGTTCACCATTAAGCATGACACAAACATTTGTCATACCAGCACCACAACTAATACCTATCCCAGTATATTCCTCATTCTCTAATTCAGCATAACATAGAGCCTCCGCTTCATTAACCGATCTTGCTTCATACCCACAACTTGCTAATACTGTTTTGACAACATCTTCATGATAACCAACATCGAAATCATCATCTTCTTGATCAACAGGTTGTGCTGGTACACAAAATACTAATTTTTCATTTGGTTCTGATGCTTCTCCGACTACTTCTTTTAGAATAAATGCTAATATTCTTTTAGCGTCTTTTTCTTTAGATGATACAACTCCCCTATACATAGGTCGTTTGGCAGTATCATTTCTTTCGATAGCTTTTTCTATAGCGTCTTTTCCTAAAAGGATAAATGAATTATCGGTATCTTTAATGAATACTTTTCCAGATAATCCTTTCTCTATCATCTTTATAGCGACCGGCGTTGTTGGCTTGATGATATAAAATGCGTCTCTAAAATCTTTATATTCAATACCTTTATCTGTTTGTTGAGATAATACTATGAAACTTGTTCCAACGTCTAAACCTTTTGCCATAACTTAACCTTTCATATTTTTTAGTTTATTTATTGATGATGATATATTTTCATCTGATACTGTTTTGGTTCCTAGAGTATTAAATTTTTTTTCTAGATTATCTATCTTAATTTCTGTAACAACTTTCTTATCATCTATGGTTATTTTTTCGTGTTCTTTTTGATTAAAATAAGATTTCGGCTTACTAATAGATACACCGGCACCAACACTATTTAGCCTACCCAATATATAACCAATTAATAAACATATTATATTAATACTTAATGATAATACTATATAATTAATGTCTTGCATTATTTAACCATTTTTTATATTTGTATTTATTAATGAAGCCTATAATGTTTGATATTTCTACATTTCTTCTTATTATACGAGAATCTGGTATTTTGTGAACTTTATATTCTTTTATTAAGTCTGGTCGACTATCATAGTCTACAATACAAACTATCGTATCATCAATTGACGGATCATTAGAATCCAAAAATTCGCTCTTTAATAATTTACAGTTTTTACACCAATCAGCACTAAATACAACCAATATATCTTTATTAGAGGACTCTGCAAGGGCCACAGCATCTTCAAGACTATTAACAAAAACGGGGCTTTCAGCAGCCCCGTTTATTGCAAAGATCATAATAAATATACATAATATTATTTTTTTTAACATATTTTACCTATTATTCTACCTTTAGATGTTCTGTGTATGAAGCCTTTACGAACAAGGTATGGCTCTATACTATTTTCAATAGTTTCTATTGATATGCCTGTTAATGATGATATTGTTTTTAATCCTAGTGGTGTTCCTTTGTGTTTTTTCAGAATTTCAATATATGATTTATCATACATATCAAAACCATTACTATCAATACCCTGAATATTAAATATATCATCTATATTTTTAGTATTCGATTCGTCGCACAGTTTATAATTTTTATACCATTGCAATCTAGAATTTAATATTCTTGGTGTTCCTTTGCTTCTTTTGGCTATTTCCAGTAGGTCTTTTTCATCAATCATTAGTCCGAGTTTTTCGGCGTTCAATCCTGCTAGTTTGGCTAACTCATCGTCAGTATAAAACGACAAATGTTCCTTAATAATAAACCTATCATAGAATGGCTGACTAAGACTTCCTCCACTAGTAGTTGCTCCGACTAATGTGAATTGTGGAACATCAATAGTTTCTGCATTTCCATCAATAACAGTACTTAATTTAAAGTCTTCCATCACTGGATATAAAAATTCTTCTACTAATTTTGGAAGTCTATGTATTTCGTCTATAAACAAAATAGATTTTGGTGCCATTCCAGTTAAATAAGGTAGTATGCTTTTGACACTCCTTAAATTGGCAGCATTACATGTATATAGATTAACGCCCATCTCATTAGAGATAGCACTTGCTATAGTTGTTTTTCCAAGACCAGGAGGCCCATCAATTAAAATATGAGGCAGTACCGATTGTGAGTGCTTGCAACCCATAACAGATACTTTTAATCTTAAAATTACATCAGACTGACCAATGATTTTATCAAAACTATTAGGGCGTAAACTATTCATTATTTTTTGAATCCTTTATCCAAAATACAAAGTCATTAGATTTATTATCAAATGCGGTTTCAATCATACCTTTATTTACCAAAGAATTTAGTATATTGCTGATCATTCTATCATTCAAAGATTGAATAATCTCATAGTATAGACTATCTGATATTAAATATCGTATTTTCTGATTTTTTTTATTAGTCTGTTTTTTAGCTAAACTTTTAACTATCACTAATGATTCATCATGTGATAAAACAGTATCAAATTCTTCTTGATCTTCTGGTTTAATTTCATCTAGTAATATATCAATATCTGTTGATTTATCGCTACCAAAATTATTAAATATTAATGTGCGAGTTTTATCAACAAATTCTATTATATCTTTAATTATATACCATTCTTCGTTCATATTTTATTTAGTTCAGTATATCGAACAGTCCTTTATAGTAAATGGGCTGACTAACAAAATATTTGGCATGTGCTTGTAAGTGTAATTTATATTCGTTATTTATAGGATCAGAAATAAAGTATTTCTTTTTCCATATTGGATTACCACCATAATTGGATCCCAAATACTGGAAGGAGTTACCCTTACCAGTATCGGGATTCCAACTATTCACAGGTAACGAAACAAACGGAAAGCCAGGAATATTATTTAATGGTATAGAAGGTATTTGATTCCAATCTATATCATTAAACATATCAGTTAACCATTTTGATAGCGGGCTATCTGCCGACACATCAAATTTAAAGTAATAATGATAAGGATCTAATGATGGATGATCATAGTCATAATCATCTTCATCGTATTCATTATCGTCATAATCTTCGTGCATTGAATTATCTCTTAAAAAATGGGAAGGAATCGAACCTTCTCACATAGCGTTTGTCGAATTTCCCAACCAGAGGCTATGATCTTAGTCACCAGACTCCATTTTCTTTTAACGATCAATACTGATCGTCGTAATCATCCTCATCTTCATCGTCAGCATCAGCGTAGTAATCTTCATCCATATCTTCTTCATCGTCATTCCATGCCCAACTATACTCATGATCATAATCATCTTCGTCATCATTATAGTCATCTTCAGCAAAGTTAGATGAATAAAGAGGCTTGAGAAGTTCGCCTTGATACTCTCCAACAACTTCATATTGGCAAGTACGAAGTTTCTCACAATTACAATCACTAGGAACGCTAACAACGTCACAAGGATTAATCTTCACAATAACAATACGGTCACCAGCATCGACGCTGCCGTAACCAGCAACATAGTTCAATGCTCCAGCATGAAGTCCCTGAGAACAACCGCGACCACGATTATCATCAACTTTTGATCGGGTCATCTTGCAAATATCGCCAACCTTGTTACGAAACTTTCCAGCATACTTGTCCATATAATCACCACGAACAGCCTTATATGCTAGAAAGCATCCATCCTCAGTAATTGGCAGATGCTCATGCTCAAGGAAATCATAAAGTTCCTGCTGACTCTGCATACTAGGATTATCCATAAGATTATTCAGAAAGTTAACGAGGGGCTGAAATGGCAGACCCTTGCTCATAAACTCCAGAATTCTCTTACTAATACTACCATGAACTTCGTCACCATCATAGAACACCTTACCTTCCTTAATATCCACAAGACCATCGCTAAATACTGCGACTGCCTTTTGAATATCAACAATCTCAAGTAATTCATCAGCGGTCGCTGTGGGCAAACGCTCAAGAATCATCTTGTAATTAATATGATCCGGCAAAACCTGATAACTCTGGTTATTAAGAACCAGTGTCAAATTACCATCAACAAACATAAACGGAACAGCCATTGTAAAACTCCTATTGTTACCTGTGATTACTTAACTAAACTACCAATTTGCTTTCTAAATGCTTCCACATCATTTAGACTTGTTAACCATGTTTTAGTATTACCGCTGTAGTAATGCCTGTCATCAAGTTGTTTAATCGGTTCATTTGAACCAGATAGTTCTCTTAGTTCGCCAGACACGGCACGACTACCAACAATATACTTCAAAACGGGATTGTTGTCAAGTTCGGCTTTAATATCTTTTCTAACATCTTCCATTTTGGCAAGATTATATTTCTTTGAAACATCTGGCTTAATAATAGCAATACACTCCTTCATCATATCTTCGTTATGAATATACATTCTACTCTGAATATATGATACCAAAGAATTATATGCAATATTACTATTACGAACCTTCTGACTATCAAGACCATTGATCCCAATATCACTTAATAGTTTTGTTATGTGACCAAAATAATCGGCCGCCTTGAATCGCTTGATATCAAAAGAAGGACGATGAACAGTATCAACAAAGAACTCAATAATTAGACAATAATTGATAGCATCAACTAGTTTCTTATTACTGATATGTTTCTCATAGTCCAAACCAAAAATATTAAGCATATGAAAAGTAAATTGCTTTTCCAGAGTACCATATCCATAGTAAGTGTCGCTATTCTTAGCAGAATAATTATTCTGAGTTCTGCTAAATTCAACAATACCATTGTATTCTGACAACTTGTTCAGACTATCTTTGGCAACTCTTTTGAGTTGCTTCTTGAAGAAAGTATTAAAGTCAATCAGCGTATATCCCTGCTTCTTGAGTTTATCGACAAAAGCACTCTTGATAGCATAAATCTTATTAGATCCAAACAAATCCTTGACTAATGATGTTGCAGTAACATCGTTTATCATTAGGTTCAAATCAGAAATTGATGGATATTCATTAGAAGCACTAGCATAGCGAATGATTGGAACATAAATAATCTCATCACTATCTTCAAAAGCCTCTAATTCATCTTCTGTCAAAACCCTGAGACAAGGAGCATCGTTATAAGGATTGCTAATTTTGCCGCTATCCTTAGATTCTCCATAGATAAAAAATACATCTTGGTCACTAACAGCACCATTAGAAGATCGACTACTTTGCTTACGAGGATTATTACTCTTAATCAAGTCCTTGTAGTCAGAAACCTTCTTGATTTTGTCAGCACCAACATCAGAGATAAGATCGTCAAAACCTTCATCTGCCTTAGTATGATCCTTGGTATCAATCATTAGATACGCAAAACAATTATTGTCGTTGCAATATCTAGTAACGATCTTCTTTGCTGTTTCTTCTGTTTTAATATCGCAAACAAAGAATGACAGTTCGCCCGTCTTTTTCTGACTATTCCAATAGTATTCCCCCTTACCAGTAAGAGTATTGTGATGAATACTGTTTGTCTGATAAACCATGCGACGAGAACGATAGCCAGCAGTACGATAATTAAAAACGTACATACTCTTTCCGGCAGGAATTTTATATTCTAGATCCTGTCCAGAATTAATATTGTGCTTCTTACCCTTACTGTCAGTCCATTCAGCACCAACTCCCCAACCACCAGCAAGATCGTTAAGGGTATAATAAAGCGTGATTGCTTCTACCTTGGTTTTGGCAGCAGCGATTTTCTTGCTAAATTGTTCCTTCATCTCAAGATAAATCTCTTGAGTCTTTTCACGCAAGGTTCTAATTACATCTTTGGTATACTGCAAACCTTCTCTGGAAACGTCCATTTCAAGTTCGCCAATACCAAAGTCAAGTTCAAGATAAAGATTCTGGTTAATAATCTCATTAACAAAACTTTTCCAACTGTCAATATCGGCCTTTTGAAAAGCACGATTCCAACGCTGAATAGCATCATTAGTGGTTTGCTTATCCTCACCAACAATCTGACTAGCCTTAACGGGGTACGCAATATTGCCCATTAGTGCAACAATGCCACTATCAATATGGTGATGAACATTAGGATAATAATTAGTATCATTATTCAGGCGGCAAACTCTCCAACCATCACCGCTCAAGATGATGTTTTTATTGCTATATTTATGATCTTTTAGATTAGTTAGAACACCACCCTCAATAATAGGCTTCATCTTAAAGTAATGGAAAATACGCATAGACTTGCTACTAAATTCAGCAAAGTCATACTGCTTTACAGCAAAACTAATCTCAAGACCATTAGGTTCGTCGGTTTCGCTGACACTAAAAAGATTCAGAGTAGGAACGCCACTATCATCAATAGCAGCAACATAAGTATACTTTTGTCCATTGTAATAAGAACTAGTAGTAAAACTCTTGGTATACGCAAAAGGACTCTTAGAACCTAGACCAAGACAACCAACAAAATCGTTACTAGTATTCTTATTACTAGCACCATAGGTTGTATAAAGATTCTCCATATCGGCCTGACTAAGACCAGTGCCATAATCACGCACCACAAAATTAGGATTACCAGCACTAGGCAATACTACCTTAAAAGGATTCTTATTACCAGCAGCAATATGACTGTCATAAGCGTTAGTGGACAACTCACGAACAACTGCCATCACCTTGTCAGAATAAAGAGAGTCTGACAAAATCTTAAACATTTTACTGGTTTGGGCGATAGTGAATCCTGCTTCACTCTTAACACCAGCACTGTGAGTCTCAACCGTCCTGTCTGCCAACTTCATTTTCTTCTCCAATATGTTTCGTTATCGACCTGTGATTAGCGTATCATACCATACTGTTATCGGTTGTCAAGCCTCGCGTCTTTAGATTTTGTTGCAAGGTACGCACAATATATCGGCAATAATCCTAGCCAGCGAATAGGCGTAACAAGAGTTAATATCCACCATAATCCATATATCGCACAAAATATAGATAAGAATTGAATTATAATCTTTGGAAAAATATTGAGTTTATTTATTAGTAGTAATAATGGGCCAAACAATATCATACCCAAGAATATTATTGTAACTAATAATGCTAAACTAGCCATTAACTTTCATCTTCTCTACTATTCCAATCATCATCTTCATCTGGAACCCATGTTTGATCAGTATCATAATCTTCTTCAATATCTTCTGATTCGTCCAGCATTATGGTGAAACTATTAAGTATTTCTAACATCAAATCAACTTTATAACCAATATCTCTAACTTCTTTTTTAATTTCACTAATATCTTTAAGTAATTTATCTTGATCTTTTTTTAGTACACATATGTCTTTTGCATTTTCTACATCTTTTTTATATAGATCCTTATGAGATTGATCAATTTTCTTACGGATATCATCAAAATCTCGTGACATAATAGGCTCCTTATTTTAGTTTTTTATACTCTTTTATGTCGCCATTCTGGATAATTTTAATATCTTCATATGGAGCAGCAATTCTTCTATAGAATTCTTGTTTCACATTTTCTAATACACCAGTAATCATAGCGATCTTATTATATGATGGTTGTTCCATTAAGCCCGATAATATACGAGAAAAACAATAATTTATTCGACCTAAATAAATACTAAAGTCGTGCGGATTATTCAATGAATGTTTAATATCACGAATACAAAGGGTTAATTGGTCAATACAATGATCTAACTCTAGCCTATCATCTTCACTTATATATGGCATAATATTCTCCTAGCATTTACAATTATATTTTGAACAATATCCGCATCTAGGCCCAGGATCAACATTCCCCCAAGCATTAGCATTACCATCAAAACTTTCTTTGCCAGTGTCAATACAAACTAATTTTTTAGAGCGGCCTCTTTTTACTAGGCCCACATTATACCAATGACAATCCCAAAATTTTAAACCAGTTTTTTCAAGAATATCATCAACTAAATTCTGAATTTCTTTCATACTAATAGTAGTATTGGCTTTACAAGTTTTAGCATATTCTGTTATAAATCCCCAATCACTACTTTCATAAAATATGACGCCCTCTTCTTCTGCAAAATTTAATTTGCAAACTTTACTAAATATTTTTGGGGCAAGGTCGAATTTGGCTAATTTTTTTTGAATAGAATATGCTTCACTGGCTTTCTTTTTGTTTCTAAACTCTTTAAATACCGAACCTTTGTGATTTTTAATAGGATATACTTGGCAGCATCCTCCCTCATCAAACCAATCACTATAATCAATTTCAAATTCAGTATTTATCATTTTACTCTGTCGTTTCTATAATAGAATTACCCATAATAGATTCAGCAATTAATATTGCTTCTTTAAGACTAAATGTTTCGCTAATCTTCAGAGTATTTCGTGGAATATCTATCCAATAGGAGCCATATACTCCATAAAAAGAATCGCCTTTGTCTGGATTATGAAAAAGAAAATCTTCGTAAGTATTAAATGAATCGGTATAATATTCGCCGTTTTCATCCTGTTTCTCGTATACCGTATCCACAATTAAAAATCTAAAATTAGGATGTTTAGGATTCTTAGGACTATGAACTATGCCACGATAAAATTTATTTGGCAGAGCGACCATATTGGTATCCTCTCCAATCATCTTTTAGAAATTCTTCTCTATTAGAATATAGAGGAACAACAGTATCTTGGTTTAAATATGGATTATGATTAATGCTCAATCCATACAGATCATGTTTGTCATTAATCCTGCCATACGCAACAATTTTAAAAGAGCCTAATTTTTGTCTTAGTTTTTCTAGTTCGTCTTTAGCATTTTGAACTGTGAATAGTTTTGGTACAAGACCTTGTTCAGTACAATTCAAAACATAGTCTAATGGATCAGAATATTCGTTCATGAAACAAATCCGATTTTGGTTTTCTCAACTACTGTAACTTCTAGTTCGTTTGGTGCAAAATGTTCAGTGGAATAACTACGACCATTCCACCAACCACACTTATACGAGATACTATTGTCAGCACTAATAGTAGC